ACCTCTTGGTCTAGGTGCATTTCTGAATCGTTAAATAGTTTTCCCATAGGTGTTTTGGTTAATTAGTTTTTATGAGTTAATTATATTTTTTACTCTAATTTCAGAATCAATCATCGCTTTTTTTGCGCTTGTATAAGTTGCAAAAGCACGATAAGTTCTCCCATTGTGCAAAATATCGAACGTGTACTTATTAGGCTTAGAAATGGATTTATCAACATAGATTGTAAAAATTTTGTCGTTGATTTTATAAACGGATTTGTAAGAAACGGTTTCGTAACTTGATGTCGGGTTGATTTTTTCGAATTCTAGCAAATGGGTCATAGTTTTGGTGTTTTGGTTGTTGTTGTTCTGATTACTGATTCAAATATCTCACAAATAAATTAGATTCCAAACTATTTGTAAAAATATTTTCATCAAAATCGAATATTTTTTTTTCGTCTCGGTTTTTATGCTTTTAACTTGCGTATGGAAGAGGACAAAATTTTAAATCCGTTTGGCTACCTAGAGGCAACCAAGGTGCTGGACGAAAACAGAAAGCCAGCCGATTGGTGGCAACAATATCTCGAGTTTAACCAGGCCGTTGCTGAGAATGAGTTTTATGTTCTGTTTGCCGATGGATTACTGGTTAAAAAAGGCAAATCTAAATTTAAAACAAGCCAATATGTTAAAGGAGAAAAGTACTTGGACTTTAAGACGTTTTACGACCAAGCGAAACTTGAAAAAGATTCCAGCGATGCTTGGATTTTGTATGGTGATAATTTGCCTTATTAAAATTCTAAGTAATGGAACATAATTTCTTTGACGTCCAAGTTTGTGTTGTACTTGACGAAATACGGGACTTGCTAATTGCCAAAAATCGAAAGTACGGAAACTCAGCTCTTGAGCCTCTTGGCGTGTTTAGTCAGTTGTCCGCTAGGGAGGGACTACTGGTAAGGATTGACGATAAGCTAAAAAGAATTAAAAACGGGTCTTTAGAGCGAGACGATGAGGACGTAATAAACGATTTGATTGGGTATCTTGTGCTTTTAAAAATTAGCGGAAATGAGTCCTGATATTGCGAAATGCCTGGGGACAGGTTGTCCCTACAAAGAAACTTGTTATCGCTACACATCTAAACCAAGCGATTGGCAAAGCTATTTTTCTGAGCCTCCAATTAAGGACGGCAAATGTGATTTTTACTGGGGAGATTTAAGAGAAGCCATTTGGGGCCAGCTTCAAGATATTGTCAAACCTAAATAAGGCCAAGTGTCGACAAAATGGAGACGGTTGGCCACTTATATTGTCGATTTTTGGGACGAAATTCTGCTTTTTATTTAATTGGAATTCGGAATTTTCTCGAATAACAACCTTTAAGTTTACAGAATAGGGATTTTTATTAACCTTTAAAATATCTTTTTAGCAACTCCGATTTGGTGTACCTTTTGCAAAGGCTGGAACTGATATTGAAAAATGTATTTGTTATCCAGGTAGCTAACCGATGCGCTTGGCTGAAGCAACGAATTGACGCCAGCGCCCAAGTATATTCCTTTCGGTTTTTGTACAATTGTCTTCGTTTCGGTGTTGGTAATCGTGTTGGTTACGACTGGTATTTTAAAATCGCTTGTTGCGGTCATTTTTAAGACCTCTCCCAAGACTTCGCCACTTACGTTGGTACTTCCATACTCAAAAGGAAAAGACGCGTTAAACTGGCTTATTTGCGGCTTAAAATTAATTAGTACTGTATCCCTTAAAAACTCGGTTTTTATCTTTGTTTTAGGGACGTAAACGGTATCTTTCACCTCCACAAACAAAGTGTCCGTTTTTGTCACGGTTTCAAATTTGTACACAGTCTCGCTTTCAGTCTTTGGGAAAAATATGTAGGCAACAATTACCCCAGCCAAAAAAGCCAGCGTTGCTATTTTAATTTTTTGGTTGTCAGTCGAGAAATTCATTGCTCTATAAATAAATTATCTTGCTCTAGTATTTTTCGTAACTCCTCACGGCACCATTTATAAGCCTGGTAAGTTTCGTCCGATAATTCTTTGTACTTCATCTCTGAGCGTAAAAGCTGGTCAAAATCCCAAATGGCATTCTTATAGTTATGGCCATTTATTGCAGCTTGGAAATCGGTATTTTCCTCGGGTAAATAATATTCTAAAATTGCTTTCATATTTTCCAGCGTGCTTTATTTCCTCTAATATCGTAATGAATCCAAGTCTTGTAAATTCCCAACCCGCCCTCTTTCATTTTGCCTTCTTTAATTAACAGTTCAATTGCCTTGGCTACGTCTTCGGGTTTAATTTTGGCAACTTGTATGTCGGCCGCCATTCCTAAGACGTGGTAACTATTTAAGGCACCTCCAATTTTCTTATTGTGTTCCTTGCTTCTAAATCCTGACGTTACCCGAATTGGTTGCCCTAAATGCTTGCGCAATACCTCCAAGTTTTTAGCTAACTCAGTCAAGTTTTTAAGCACGTCACCGCTGGGCGCCGTTCCGTCAGCTGAAGCGAATTCTGAAAGGCTAAAGTTTGTCGAAAGTTTCATGACTTTGTAAATATACGGCAATTTAGTATATTTGTATATCGGGTAGCAGCGATATAAGACACTAAAAACCAAAAGCCTCATTGATAGGGACTGCTACCCCTTGACGTGAGGCGGTTTTATTTTATGGAAATCTGGAAAGATGTTAAAGGTTATGAAGGTCATTACCAAGTAAGCAATCTAGGACGAGTTAAATCCCTAAAAAACAATAGGGAATTAATAATGACTAATGTTAAATCAACTTTTGGTTATTTAAGGGTAAAACTAAGTAAAGATGGAAAAATGAAAGGATTTCCAGTTCATCGTTTAGTTGGTTTAAATTTTATTGATTTGATTAATGGTAAAAATGAAATTAATCACATTGATGGAGACAAAAAAAATAATTGTTTAACAAATCTTGAATGGTGCAATAGGTCTGAAAATATGAGACACGCAGACAAAACAGGATTAAGAGTTATGCTAAAAGGTAAAAGAAATCCAAAAGCGAAATTAACAGATGAGCAAATTCGTTTAATTAGATATGAAAGAAAAGGAATCCAGCAAAAAGATATTGCTAAAGAATTTAATATGAAGCCACAAACAATTTCAAAAATTATAAATTATAAACTTTGGACACATATCTTTTAAAGTTCCATCATTACATTAAATGGCAAGCGTCCCCAATCTAAAGTTACACCAACGCCAATCGCTGGCTTTTTACCAGCCTTTGCGTAGGCCATTGCGTAGCTCTCTCGGTCTATTCCGCAACCTACTTGCTTGCCAAATATCTTAAAATTTTTACCAACAACGAAATTGGTATAAGCTTCGGTATGTCGGTGGCCTTGTACGGTACTAATTAAATCCGCCTTGGCTCTTGCAATTGCTCCTCCACCTTCGCCGTGAACGTAAAGCACATCGTTTAAAACGTGTTCCTCTGTAAACTCCCAACCTGGTGTCTCCAAAACTTCTTTGTAGCTTTTTATCCACCTCTTAGAAATGCCAGCGGTAAAAGCTTTTCTCATTACTAGCCTGTCGTGATTTCCAATAATTACCACGGCATCGGGAAAAGCATCGCGCCATTTATGTATCCGTTCAATTGCAATGTTTAACTCGTCAACTGCGCTTAACCCGTCAGGGTCAGTCTCGTGGTAACTTGCATAATGGTTGTCGATAACGTCACCCAAGAAAACTATCTTATCGCATTTGTATCTATTCTTTTGCTCAATGCAGAACTCGAGGTAATCGTCAAGACAAAACGGCTCGTGCAAGTCTCCGATTTCTAAGACCCCTCCCCCCCTCTTTGAATTTCGAACGCCCTTAATAATTTCCCACTCCTCGCGGTTTAATCTCGGTCTGAATTCTTCCATTTATAGAATTAAGCTGGTTACAATTGTTTTAAGTAGGTCAAAGAATGACCCTACGGAATGCTCAGGTAGAAAGTAGGCAGCAACTCCGCCGACTACAATTAAAAAAACCGCCCAAATTCCTAGGCGGATGTATTTTGATCTTTCAGCGTCCTTGTCCACGATATCTTTTTGGCTTTTGCTCATTTTTAGAATAGGCTTTCTTGGCTTTCCCATTTCTACGCTTACCGAATGAATTTGGCTTGGTTGCTTGTACTGCTTTTGCCATTACTTTTTAAATATTTTGCGCCAAATCCCTTTTACATCGTCTAAGAAAAACTCGCTTTTCTTTACTTGCTCCCATAATTTAATAATCAAACCGACAAACGTCAGTAAAAGAATAAGAAATTTAAGGCTTTCGTTCATATCAATAATCGAGGCAAGCGTTCCAATAATTCCTAGGCCTAAAACTTGTTCAAATGGAGGGACGTGGTGCATTACTTTTTATTAATTCGTTTATCAAAAATAAGGCATTTAATATGAAATAAAAAAGGGCTATTTCTAGCCCTCTAAATTGTCAGGTATGCATTACCATTACTTTTCTTTTAAAGCCTCGTAAAGTGGCCCTAAAACAAGCACAGTAAAGCCTTTGGCCTTGACCTTTTCCTTTACTAAATCAGCGTCCGATTTGCTCAATTCAATGTCGCCTTCAGAATAGTAAATTTTCTTGGCCAGCTCGTAAAGTCGAATCGGGTCGTCTTTTTCTTCAGCTGAGAACAAAGCATTTCCAACCATTTTTGACAAGTACATAAACTCGCCGTTTTCATTTGTGATTTTGTTGCCCTCAATGTCAGTAACGGCAACGACTAGGTTTACAATCATGATATAAGTGTTAAGTTTAATTTTTCGGCAATATAGGTGAATGCGTAATTATTGTCGCCGTCCCAAGCCAAATAATTTTCTCCATCCATTGTTACGTTACCCTCTGCAAGCGTTTGACCAATTACCAAAGGCATTGCCTCTGTTCCTTCGCCACTTGCGTTTAGAGAATAGTAAAAAGAGCAAGAGGTTTGCAAGTTGTCGTTAATGATGTAGGCATTTAATAAGTTAGCCTCTTGACTTTCGCCGTTTTTCCAAATTGTTACAGGTTCGATTGATTTCATTTTATTAGTTTTTTAAAGTTTATTTAAGATGTTCCAGCACCGCCAATAAATGTTAAAGTAGCTCTAAAATTCCCACCACTTCCAACAGTTGCGGTAACTGTTATATTATTACCTGACGAGCTGACTGTTAAAGCAGTAATTCCAGAACCTAATGTTCTAGAAATTTGCGTTACAGTAGCTGCTGATCCTCTAGGATTTATCACAGTTCCAATATAAACCGCGTTTCCGTTGTTAGCATTTGTACTCGCCTCATTTACATTTATTATTATAATTCCACCAGTATTATCTCCATCCGAACCAGTATTATAATCGGTATTATAAGAAAACGTAATTGTTCCAGTTGATGCAGCGGTTTTACTTGATGTTTGAAAGTTATTATAATTTGATGAAATTAAAGCGGTTCCGTTTACCCTAAGCTTTTGCCCCGAATCAGTTGTCGTTCCAATCAGCACGTTGCCGCCTGAAGCTATAAGCATTTTAGCAGTAGTGCTTCCACCAGTTAAAAAATATAAAGCTCCCGATGCGCTTGTCGTATAAATTACTCCATCATAACTATTTCCAGCTCCAATGCTATTAAAATAACTTCCAAATCTAACTTGGTTAGTACCGTCGGATGTAGTAAATGTACCCCCAAAAGCCGTTGTTGAAATTATTGAACTATTAGCAGTTAAACTACTTGAAAAAGTAGCTGCGCCTGTGGAGGCTATTCCTAAAACAGGGTTATTATTTATTGCTAAGTTTAAATTTGAGCCTGATGGAGTATTTAAAAATAATCCAGCACCTCCATCGCTTCCAATCCATCTTTGAGAACCAGCACCAACCAATGCTCCAGTAAAAACATTTATATTACTCCATGTTGCGCTAGTTCCAGTCAAAGCCCCACTAAAACGCCCAGTTCCGTTAACGTCTAGCTTAAAGCCAGCGTTGGTTGGTGATGCCCCAATAAATGTATTGCCATCCGAAAATACAGTTATTCTAGGATTTGAATTGGTTAAAAATTCTAAATTATTATTTCCTATTTTAATTTCGGACGAGCTACCTCTCAAACATCTTAACGATAATTTAAAATCTTCAACCGTAGAAATTAAATTATTTGCCACCGCTCCAGTTGTGTCTAATGCAATGGCGCTACCAACTCCAGCAATATGGAGTTTTTCACTCGGTACATTTGTGCCAATACCAACTTTTCCATTTGTATTTACTATAAATCTACCATTACCTAATCCTGGCTCATCAACTCCAAAAATTCCATTTGGTGAAATGCTAATCGCTTGCACTCCGCTATTTACGTCAACTCTTAAACCTCTAGTTGCTCCACTATTAATTTGCAAACCACTATCAGGAGTTGTTGTGCCAATTCCAACTTTACCTTCATCAGTAATTGTTAATGGAGTTATAATAGACCCAACTCCATTCCATAACTCAACTGTAAATGTAGTTCTTGCATCAATAGCATTATTTGGAGTAAAATATAATCCTGAAATTTGTGCGCCCCAATTAGATGCTGGACTTCTATAAGTATATCCTTTTTTTGATGCACTAGCATTGTCCACTAAAAAGTTATTTGCAGCGGTTACAGTACTGCTAAAATTAGAAGCTACTGCAACTGAAACCAAAGAGCCACTATCTTGAATATTACTATTTCCAAGTGAGCTGGCACCTGTAAACTTAGGCAAGTAATTAGTCGTCCCTGTTCCAGTTATTGGATTGGTTAATAAAGGCTGATAACTTGTCGAATCTAAAGAGCCATCGCCTTTGACAAACTGCGAGGAGGTGCCACCTAAAACTTGGGCCAATGTCTTATTTTCCCATAAACCGCCAGCTTGCAATTGCAATAAATCGCCAGTAGTTCCCGAGGTAATCTTTACGCCCTCGTCTTGGTTAATATTCGAGCCGTAAGTTGGCCGTACTAAAATTGTTCCGTTGTTAGTCGAGTTAATAGCCGCGGCAACCAAGACAATGTTATTAGGAGCAACGGGAGCCGTAGTTTGAAAAGCACCAGCGACAGAGGTCGAGACATAAAGCAAAGCACCAGCAGTATAACCGCTAGTATTTACACCAGTCAATTCGCCAAAGTGCATAACTTGACCAAATGAGCCGTTAGCAATTACCTCGGCCGTAACGCCCATAAAATAATTACTTGGGTAAGTTCCGTTTGCTAAGAAAGGAGCAATAAGCAAATGCCCACTCGCGCCGTCTGTTCCGTCAAACCTTACCGCCGTACCTTTTGGAATACTTGAGCCAGTCGAGTTTTTGACATAAAAGAAAGTATCTTGACCAATGTGCTGAAGCGTGCCATTCATAATCAAAGCCGCCGTACTTCTTGAGTCGTCCCAATAAATACCGCCTTGCTCTGTCGGAATATTTGTTGGCGTGGTGTCTAGCGTAACAAAGCCAGTATCCAAGCCAAACTCTCCAAAATCTACGTTTGAGATAGCACCTGAATAAGGCACATAATTGCTACTCCCTGACGGATTAACAGGGTCTTGTCCCTCGGAAACAACAAAGCCAGGAGAGGCTGGAGTCGAGCCAGCTCTAACAACTTGCGCTCTGTATTTGCTAATATTTACGTCTTCCATTTATGTCGTTGGTTCTATTCCTAAATCGTAAAGCTCAATTCTCGCCGTTCCTTTTCTGCAATCAAGTTCGTAACTCATTAGCGCCCAATATCGTCCGTTAAACAAGAAACTTCTAAAAGGGTCGATTGGTCTTCTCTCAATTGTTGCTAAAACTCTGTAATTCGTTCGGCCTTTCAAGTTAGCTAATTCTTGCACGATAATATCTAACAAAGGTAACTCTTCAACTCCATCTCTTGTCCAATCCGTAGAAACTGCGTTGTCGAAATCTAGCAATCTAATAGCCGAAACTGAGTTGCTCGTAATTGCGTCTCCAATGTATGTATTATAGTCAGGATGCACGTTTGCATAAGGTGAGCCAGTAACCGCTTTAACTCCTAGCTTAGACAAAGATAAGCCGTCTGTTTTCTCAATCTTTAGCGAGAGGTTTTCATACCTTACAACGTATCTATTAGGAGTTCCTCCGTTGCAAATTAGTTGGTGCAATCTTATTTCAACCTCGCCGTCAACTGGGACTAAAACATTGTTTATTGCAATGCTATTCCAAACCGAGCCAGCCGTAACCGCGAACTCCATGACAGTACTTGTGGCAGTCCAAGCAAAGGTTGTGGCCCCACTTCTTGACAAGTATTGGTTGCCAATTTTAATCATTAATCCAACGGCATGAGCGCCAGGAGTTATTGGGTAACTACTGCTTACTCTTTCGACCATGTATTGAAAGGTCAAAGAAATCGTATTAGCCGTCTCCTCTGCGATTGTAATGGCTCCTCCAGTTGTATTCGTGCTTGCCGAAATCCAAGACAAGTTCGGGTCGTCTATTCCGTCCGTTGTGGTTGTCGTCCAAATTTGCACATACTCGCCACCACCCGAAACGTACTGCACTAAGGCCGTGCTTCCACTTGGCACGCTTGCTGGCTGGTTACTTGGGATTGCCTCGTGATAATCCCAAAGCTTTAATTGGTAAATTCCATCATAAGTCGAGCCTACTCCGTTTAAATTCCACTCCTCAATCGCAAACTTAGCATCAAATATTCCGCCTTGGCTATTAGGGTCTAATACCCCAAGATTTAAATAAGAATTAAACTCTGTAAATACTCTTCTCGCGGTCTCTTCAGGTAAGTTAATATCCGCGTTTAAATCGTCTCCGTTTACAATTGTATTTGTTGCCGTTAAACTTAAATCGGGTAAAAACTCATACATCTTGTAAGATAACTTGCCTAACTCGGTCAATCTCACAACATAAAATTTATTTTTCCACAAAAACACGCGACAAAGGAAAGGGTTAACCATTCTTTCGATTGTGTCCTTTAGGTAAAGTTGCTCGTTTTCAATCCTTACTCCGTTGGTGAATTTAGCGTCTAATCCATCGGTAAAGATTGCGTTTTGTGGCACGTTAAATTGACGGAAAACGCTTTCATCATAATCCATCCTAGCCTCGTGGATTTCGCAACCAATAAATACTGGTCTTTGCTCTACAAAAGATTGATTTAAAGCACCAACAACTGCCGATAAAGCTTGTGTTCTAGGGTCAGGCCAAGAGGTGAAATTTGAACGAATAGAATCAAAACCTTTCAATCCATCAATTGCAGTAAAAGAGAAAAGCTTTGGCCCACTCTTATAAGGAGATGTGATAAAGTCAGGTGCAATGTATCCGCTAAAGAAAGATTGAACGCCTTCAAATAAAACATAGTTTATTAGATTTGTTCCAGTTGTTGCACCCATTACAAATCTATTGTTTCCAAACGCAACAGATTCAAAAGTCGCAACCGATGCGGCTGGAGTTGATGTCCAACTTTTCCCAGTTGTTGAATAATATATTCTATTTGTTCCGCTAGATATAACACCAACAAAATACCCATTTCCGTATGTAATCTGGAAAGGATTAAAAGCATTAGTTGCAGCCGTCCAATTTAGGCCATCTTGTGACCATTGGCCACCAGTTACAAATATTCCATTGGCAAAATAAATACTTCTATTTCCAAATGATGTAGCTTGCTCTGACCAAGTTAAACCATCATAAGACGTAAATGTTGTACCTCCTGGAGAACCATCAGAAATCGCAACCCAAATACCATTTCCATAAGCAACACTGCTAAAGGTTGGATTTATATTTGTTGGTCTTGATGTCCAAGTAATACCATCGGGAGATGTCATTATTCTATTAGTACCACTTCTTGCAACGGCAACAAATAATCCGTTACCATAAGAAATATCTTGAAACCACATTGCTTCGCTTGGAGTTCTACTTGTCCAAGTTACACCATCCGTAGAGGTACGAATAAAAGATGTTGGAGTTACTCCAACAACTGCGTATCCAACGGCAACAAATAATCCATTACCAAAAGTTACATATTCAACATTAAAACTTCCAGCAGATGTCCAAGTAATTCCATCCGATGAATATTGAATAGTTGAATTGATACCAACAAAAAGGCCATTTCCATAGGCCATTCCTCTAAAGCCTCCGCTTACTGTTACGGCTTGCCAATCGGTAATATCATTGTTGGCTCCGATTTGATTTAAATCTACTCTCCAAGTTCTATTCCCACCAACAAGAAACTCGTTAAAATCTCCAGTCTCTCCAGCTATTGTAAAGTCAACCGATGAGCCTATTATTGTTTCTAATGGGTCGTTTCCAGTATTACCCCAATTGTATGTAATGTCGTTAATCTGCAAAGGAGTAACCGCTCCTGAGTAGCCAGCTTTAAGTATTTGCAAGTTCCAAACATTGCCTCCGTAGTTGGTTGCATAACCTCCTTCGTATTTTAGGCCGTAGTCATTTATAGGAGCGTTTTGGCCAGTTAAAACAACGTATGCTTTAACATCCTCACTCGGCATCGTGTAGCTAAAAGACAAGTTAGAAGACAATAAAGTATTGCCTGGCGAGGTATACCACATTGCCGTGTGATATCCCGACTCGGGTGCAACTGCAATTGTAAGCGAATCGCCTTCGGTGTAGAATTCTAAAGGAGCAACGCCGTTAACGGTAATCGTGCCAAGACCTTCTCGAACTGCAAGGAGTAATCTGTAATCGTTTGCCATTATCCTTTATTTATCTTATTGTTTGCTTGTCCTAAAACATAAACCAAATCTTGTCCTCTTACTACAAACTCGCCGCTTACATCTCTGTTTTGAGCAAATAAACCACCTTGAGCGCCTCCAGTAAATGACGAGCCACCGCCAACGCCTGAGCTTCCAACTGAAGAGCCTCCGCCTCCGCCACCTTTTGAACCGCCCAAGCTTTTAGCTTTGTTTGATACAAAACCAGCTAAGGCAATCAAAGCAACACCAGCTCCAATTGCGACCGCTGGATTGAGTGTTTTTAAGGCCGTTTTTATGCCTTCTACGGCAAGACCAGTTGCAATCGCTAATTGTCCTAGTTGATTTAATATACCAGCTAATCCGCCAAGTAATGCACCTCCAGCGGCTTTAATTACGTTGCCACCACTTGCCAAAGCGTCACCAATTGCGAAAGCCATGTCACCAAGGGTATTTTCCGCGCCTTGTTCTAAAATATCAAATGTTTCATTAACAAAAGCTTGAGTTTCTGCCAATCTGCCTATAAATGTATCTAAAGAGCTAAAGCCTTCGGCAGCACCGTTTGCAATTGCAGCATAAAATTGCTCAATACCGATTCCACTACCACTCAAAGAATTAACTAAAGCATTATTTGATTGAGTTATTCCATTTATATTCTGTTCATAAATACCTCTAGTATTTACAATTTTAGAAGCAATTGCATCTAAATCTGTTGCCACAAGAGCTAAAAAGCTTTTTTCTGTGGCTTTGTTTGTAAAAGAAATTAATGGGTCAAGTTTAGATAAATCCTCAAAAGTCCTTTTTAATTCTTCATTTGCAGAAACTGTCTTTTTTGTCTCTTCAGTTCTAACTTTAGCAAAGCTTGCTCCTTGTGAACTAAAACCAATAATTCCAGCCTCTAACTTTATGTTTTGTTCTGCTAATACAACTCTTTGTTCTGCACTTTTAACTTGTTCAGCTATTAATTTATTGATTTGAGATTCAATACCAGCAGCTTCAGAAATTGCAGCCGAACCAAAACCTCCAGCAGCCGTACCAATTGCCCTTCTTTGTTCGTCTTCTCTTCTTGCTCTTTCTTGGTCTTGTCTTTTTTGGCTAATAACAATTGCCCTTTGCTCTTCTTGTAATAAGAGAGTTAAAGTATCTGCCGAGTTTTTATCTATTTGAGCCGAGAAAGCTTTAGCCTTAGCCAATGCCAAAATATCATTGGTCAAAGACTTGTAGGCATCGCCAACATTTCCAGTCAATATCTGCTCGTCGGTTAAATTCTTTAAATATTCGGGTGCTAATTTTCTTAAATCATTTACTGCGGCTATTCTTTTCTCAAGACTTAGATTTGTATTTTCTGCTTGTACTTGTAATAATTTTAAATTTGATATTTCCTTTTGAGCGCTAATAGTACCTTCTAAAGTCGCCTTTGTAATTCCGTCTAAGTTTTCTCTGTATTCGTCAAGTTGCTCATTTAATGATTTTGCGGCCTCTTCAGATTTAAAAAATCCTTTCATCTGCAAAACAGTAAATGCAGTTGTCAAAATTGAAATACCCAAAACAAGGGCATTTCCTGAGCTTAAAATTGACCCAAAAGCTGATTTTAAAGCCGCTCCAGTTGAGCCAGTTTGATTCTTTAATACCTGGAAAGAGCCAGCGAGCTGGGTAATGTTGTTACCAACACCAATAATTCCAAAAGGGGCGTCTTGAATAATTCTTGCAAAGTCAGTTCCAACCGAATTGTAACCACTTGTCGCCTGGGTTAGCTTTTGAACTTGTGGCGCCGTTGCTTGTGCCGCTTTCCCTAACTTATCAAGTTGACCAGTTGCAGTATTTACGCCAGTTGTTAAACCAACTACGTTTGCCCCAATCTCAACCTCTATTCTTGGATTTGCCATTTCTTTCTAGTTTACTTGCAATTTCCAACAATTTCTTTGCTTTCGCAAAGTCTTGCGGTGTTGACTCTAAATGCTTTGCCGTCTTATCCCAAGGCAATGGCCAAAGTTTTGTTGGGTCTAGGTTAGCTCCTTTTTTTAAATGAGGATGTAAACCAATTACCGCTTGAACTCTCATTGCCTCAATCATGTCCTTTTGGTCAATCTCGTGGCCTTTTATTAATGCCTTTAACTCTTTACGGCTTAAACAAAAAAGTTGCTCATAGGGCACCTTAGTACGGCCTACAAGCAACATTAAATTTTCTCGAGCGGAATACTCTTCGCTCTCGTCCTCATTTATGTTTTTTTTTCTTGGCTTTCACCAATGCCCAACTCCAAAAGCAAGTCGGCCAAAACATCGTTAAATAACTTCATCACATCCTTTCCCTCAATCCAAACTTTTAACTCATCCAAAGCAACTGGATTTGTTGATTTACGCAAACAAGCAACTTTATGACATTCATGTAATAAAGCATAAATGTAATCTAGTTTGGGTATTGCGTTGCCAGTAAATGCATCTGCAATTCCTAATCCTGTAAAATCCTCAAAGTTTGCCAATGACCCAAGATTTGGGTAAAAGAAAATCTCCCCTTCTTTAAAAGGAGCTGAATGGTACTTAGCCATATATTTTGTTTAGGTTGGTATTACGCTAATAACAGGAGCGCCAGCAAAGTCGAAAGTTCCTGAGAATGAAACTTGAGAGTTTCTTTCAGCGGTAATTTCAACTGAGTTTAACTGCGCGTCAACTGTAATGATTTTGTCTCCTGAGTCAGTACCACCAAAAACCAATTCAAATACTTTTCCGATGTCTTCCATCAAGTCAAAAGCTGAAAGGTTAGATACTCCAGTAGATGCAAAATCTAGGTCTCCTGAGAAAGAGAAAGAACCTGATTTGTCTCCGCCTTCAAGTCTTACTCCATAGTCTCCCGTGCAATCGTTTCTAACGGTTACAGATTCGTTGGAGATGGAAACTGAAGCGGAAGTTTTACAAACGACAGGAAGAGAGTTCCACTCGAAAGTAAAGAAATTGCCTAATTGATATGTTGCCATTGCTTATTCGTTTTAACAAATATACATAAAATTTTAATTATCAAGACACGAAGAAAATATCCAACGTATAAGACAAGATTTTTTGGTAAGCAATTTGGCTACTACCTTGCTCAATTTGAGTTCTGCTAAAATTCTTTCGAATGCTTATTGCTTGCAAATCTATTGGCAATGTCAAATAATCCAAAGTCATTTTTAATTGAATCGCGTTTGAAATATTTTCAGACAATTTTTTACCTCCGTTACCTTGAGGAAACTTAGTCACGATGCTAATTTGAAAAGTTGCGCTCTGTCTTATAGAACAATCGTTGTTTGTTGTTTCAGATTCATTTTGTTCTGTTATAAGAACGTAAGCTTGTGAGCCTAAATAAATGGCTGGGGCAATACTTACTGGCAATTCCGTATCGTGAACTGGAATAATTGTACCACTAAGCGTCAAAGGTGAAATTGCGTTAATTATCGCAACGCGTATGTCGGTAGATATTTCTCTCATTTAATATCCTTATTTATTTCGTTTTCTATTTCTTGAACTAAATTAGCAGTATTCCTAAAAAATGCTGGCATAAGATAAGGCTGTCCAATTATACGACCTTTACCATTTCTATAATATGTCCTAGCAAGAGTTCGAACCTCTTGAGAATATTGAGGATTTGATAAAATCTCTCTTGCACTTAATCCTGTGCCAAATTCCATCCAAGCCTCCCATTGTTCACCACTCGTTGGAACATCTAATCCGACATTCCAAAGTAATCCATTTTGAAAAACATCTTTATCAATTTTTTGCCTAATAAAACTTAAATTAATTGTTGCGTCTCCAATTTGATAGGATGTTGGTGCATTCCTAGTAGCTTCTATTTCAATATCAGTTGCTACTCTTGCCAAAGAATCTTTAACAGATTTAATTATAACATCACTTTTTTTATCTAAATCAGCTAATGCCTTATCTAGTCCTTTAACATTTACACTCATATTCCAATCATGTTAATAACATATTCTTTATGCTGACGTTCTGACTCAAGGCTAATGGATGTAATTTTATAATATTTTGAGCGGTAAATTATTTGATATGTCTCATCTGGCTCAAACAAATTCCTATATTGAATTCTTACATTATAGGTATTTGGCATAACCATTTGCCCTGATTCTAATTCGTTATTACCTCTAGTTTGTTTTACCGCAGCAAAAGTAACTAAGGAGGTCAAAGGAGTTAAAACAGTTCCCCCAGCTCCATCGCTTACCGATTGAAATGTTACAAAAGTAACCTTTTGATCATATTTTCCAAAATTTATCATACGAATAAGTCCGCTCTATATTTCAATTCGGTTGTAATGCTCGCCTTTTGTGCATATTGCTCCTGAACGCTAATCATGTTTTGTCTAAATGCAAAATCAGTTGCAATCCTTTTTAGCATAGCTACATGAAGGTCTTGAGGCAAAGGATTTGAGTTATTAAATCCAGCAGTATAGGTGTAATTTTCTACCTCTGTTTCGTCAGTTGTAACATCTGCCACCCAAGGGCCAATTGGATATATTCTCTCTCCTCTTTTGTTATTCGTAATAACCACATTTCTTTCTACGTAAAGCATTCCGCTTGCCTTCTCACTTTCGTTTCTAGCCGCTGGAATAAGTTCGTTAGTGATTAGTGTATCCCAATCTGAGAAATCTATTTGCATCCAGGCCTTAGCTTCTGCCAAAGTAATTGGCTCAGTAGCAACCGAAAAGGAATATCTAATGTCGAGGGGTTTAACTACGCTCATTTCGTTTTAATTTCTTGTTTGTCCATTTTGACCCAAATTGCTAACCCTTTGTTGACTAGGTAAGTGTCGTAAGTCTTGCCTACGCTTATTACTTCGCCTTTCTGAAATGGTGCTAGGTCAACTAATAATTTTATCATAAAGATACTATTTATTTCATTAAATGTTTTTTCTCATTCCAAGGCTCGAAATCAGTCCAAGGTCTGTAAGAATGGAAAACATATAGTGAACGTATTAAACCAATTTTTAAACCAAGCTCTTTAACCCTCATCGAGAACAATGAATCAAAAGCCAAGCTATTTTCAGTAAACTTAATTTTCTTCCAAGTCTTGTACTGAAATGCCATGAAGAATCCGGCAATATAATCTTTTATTTCTTCTACCCCACCCCCCTCATATGACATGGCGATTTTGTAATGGTTTCTAATGTTTAAATCGTTGCTAAACGCTTTTCCATGAAGTTGGTGCTTTGATCTTAGCCGATTGGTATAGCATCCCACCAAGCCAAATTTGTCTCCATCTAAAGACAAAGCATCATGTATTCTCTTCCCCCAATCTGGAGTCAGATACAATATGTCTCCGTCTTGCATCACTATCCAATCGTCATCATTTGCATTTATGCTGGCCAAGTATTCATTGTAGGCTTTGCCAATGTCTTTATCTAAGCTAAATGGGTTTGAATAAAATATTTTCATTTGTAAGCAACAAATTCTGGTTTACCTCCAAGCTCCTCCCATACTTTTAAATTATGTTTCCCACTTTCTCTTTTTACATCTATTGGAATTGAACTTTTAAACTCATTGTAATAATCGCAAACGTGAAATAAATCTAGGCTATTTGGCAAATCAATGTAAGGATACGGAGTTAATCCTAGTAGGTTAATCCTTTGACTATATTCAACGTGTTCAAATCCCCAAATGCTAAATTCTGGCCTCATACCTCCAGCCGTTTTAATTGTCTTTTGTGTTAAAAAAAGCAAACATCCATTTGGAGCTTTATAAGTTGTAAAGCCATTCCATTCTCCTTCTTTTCTTACTGATGGACTATAAAATTGATTTCTGTGATTTTTTTCAAATGTCAAAGCCAAATGATTAAAATTGGATTTAATATAAGGTTTTTCCCATCCTTTAATTTTTGGGTAAATGTCATCGTCTGCTAAAAAAACAAAATCAAAATCCTCAGCTAATTCCAAGCATTTATTTTTTGCTTTTGCTATTCCTTGCTGCTTATCAAACCTAAAATTTGCATTCTTTACTGGTATAGTAGATGCATCATCAACAATAAATATTTTAGCATTTTTAGGTTTATATTTTTTCCATTCTGCTAAAGAAAAATCTAAAACAGAATGCCTATTCCTAGTAGTTATACAGATTGCGATTCTTTCCATTGGATAAAGCTTGGATGTTCTAAAAATAAAGTTTGATTATATTTTTGATTGAATAATTCTAGCTTAGACCACATTAAATCATTTCTATCACTAATGCTTCTTTGTTTTAATGTTTGGCTACCCAAATGATTTACTCTAGCAGAAGGCACTAACATTGGAGGCATATCAATTTTCTTTAATTGCTCAACTAAAGAATTGTCAGCAAACCAAAAATCAAAATCCTCATCAAGTCCACCAATTTCTTTATACAATGACCTTTTCATCATAAATGCCCAACCAGATAAGTTTCTGCCACACTGCCACCCTATTTCATTTTCTGTAACATCCTTTTGCCTAAAGTCAGCCATTGCAATAGGACTAACAATAGGATAATCGGCGGCTAATAAATTATGTAGCCAACCATTTTTAAACATTAAATCATTGTTACAAAACATTACCCAGGGAGCATTACCACGAACTGCTCCAAAATTTAAAAATTTGTTATAATTAAATTGTGAATTGGGATTGTATGTGACTGCATTTTTATAGAATAAATTATTTTTTTCTTCTACGACAATACAATTTACTTCTAAGCCATTTGCGGCTTTTATGCAACTATCAATTGCATTTTGAGTCATTTGTGACCCTAATTTTGAAGCGTTTGAAATAAAAACCACATCTACTATTGGATTCATATTACTTTTTCTTTTATTTCTTATATTAGGGATATACTCTTGAGCAACGGTTGTTAAATCGCTGTAATCATAATGATAAAGAACTTTATTAATTTTAAATTCACTTTTTAGATGTGGTTTTAGAATCTTAGCATAAGCAGCATCCTCAGCTCTAGGTAAACTTGGAAAAGAAACCTTTGTTGAAACTTCCTTTTTTATTACTGGAATATGATTTGGCAATCTAAAATATGCCTCCTCAGTATTGTAGTCGTTAGGAAAATCTTTAGAATAGTAACAGATTTTAGGATTGTTGCCATTTAGTGAAACAGAAACCTCAAATACAATTGAATCTGCATCAGAATCAATTGCCTCTAAAATACTTGAAATGTAATCGGGCTCAATACGATCATCACAATCAACGAATGAAATGTATTTACCGCTTGCTATGCTAATCATAAGATTTCTCTTATCACCTAGCATAATGGTTTTATTATCTATTAAATAAATAATTTCAACCTCCTTTTGGTCTTGTTCTGGCAATGCCTCTAATTGACCATAAAGCATATCCAATGATTTAGGCAAAAAGGTATTTCTTCGGCCTGCTACTGAAGGAACTAAAATTGATAATTTCATTTAAACCAAATTAT